CCGTTGGCGCGGTGTGATCATGCACTTGGCAACATCTCCGAGCGGTTGCCAGTTGCGCGCCTCGATCTGTGCTTGTGGGTAGGCGGGTTTGGTCACGGCGCTGATCTCGATCAGATCTGCCCGGTGAATCACGCGCAATAGCCCGTCACCTTCCCGCCTGATTTCCTCGCCACCATCTGGAACGCCAAAGCCGGGGGATATACCGCCCACCAGCCCTGCCGCCAGAGTCCCGAGGAAGTCCCGCACAAAACCAACCTCGCGCATGGCCGCGCTGATACGGGCCTCGAATTCAAGGCCCGTGTCGGTATCGGTCAAGGTCAGACTGCCCGCGCCACGGCTTGCCAGAGGCGCAGCAAAGTCATGGTTTGCCAGCAAGTGGATGTCCTGCCCGCCCTCGATCCGGGCGGCGAAGGCGCGCGCGGCGAACATCTCCCGCCGAGGGCTTGGACCGCCGCGCAGTTCCGTGGCCGAGCCGTAGGGAAAACGGCCTGCCAGACGGGTTTCCCCGTCTGACAGGGTGCGGACCTCAAGCCCGCCGCTATGCGCGCCCCAGAGCATTATTGCAGCCCGGTCAAGATTTCGGTCTGGGCCGAGCGTGATACGGTCAGGTCAACCGTGGTGAGCGCAGTCAAGCGCAGCCCGCCGCTTGCTGCGTCACTGTAAGGATCGCGGATCAGGTCAACTGCGCCCCATGTGCCGACGAAGAAGGGCGGGACGCCGCCGATGCTTGTGGTCATGACCGCAACCGATTCCGCCGGGTCGCCAACCGGATCAGGCAGGGCATTGCTCGACATATTGACGTTGCCCAGCTTGGCGATCAGGCGATCCCATTCTGATGCCGCCGTGCCAGCGATCAGCTTATCGTCCATAACGTCGAAGATTTCGGGGCGCAGCAGTAGGTTTACCGCGCCTGGGCCATTTGCCGCATTGGCCGTCATAAAGCGCACCGCCGCCGCCCGAAACGCAGCATAGGATGCGGCTGCACCGATTGCGGTTTCGGTGATGCTCCAGCCCGCAGCCCCGGCCAAAAGCCCGGTCGGTTGACCAGATGATCCAGATCCTTGGAATACGGCCTTGTCCAGAGCCTCAGAGATTGCCCCGTTCATGTCGCGGCGCACGGCTTGCTCAAGGCCAGCACCCGATTGCTTGAGCGCCTTGCGGGTGATTTTCATGGTGATGCCCAGCGTACTGTCAGGCTTCATCGGGCGGTCCTGGGTGGTGTATTGGAACGGCCCCGGCGCGTCCTGGCCTTCACCGCCAACCCAACCGGCGACGACGGCAGATGTGGTGACGGGATATTCAACTTCGCCAACACCCACGTTGATCATGCGACCGCCCATGCGGGTTGCGGCGCTATCGGCAAACAGGCGGTCGATGATGGGTGCGGTGCGCATCGGGTTCGGGGTGCCATCGGCGGTGGTTTCGCCGGCGCGCATCTCAAGGGCTTCCCACGGCACGGGGACACCGCGATAACCGCCTTGGCTGCGCAGTTCGGACACGATTTCTCCGGTCGCACCGTCCAGCTTACGGCCTTCATCGAGGGCAAGCGCGACCTGGCGCATTTCAAAACGGCCCACGAGTTCGGACCAGTCTTTGTCAGAACGGGTTTCCAGTTCCTCGCCCGCCTCGCGGCGTTCTGTATCCTCGCCAATCAGAGCGGCGCGGTAGCGGGTCTCATTGGTGCGATATTCCGCATCCAGCGTTTCCATGGACCGGGTTTCCTCCTCAGTCGGTTTTTCCTTGCCCGCAAGGGTTGCCAGTTCTTGCCGAATTTCCGACTGGCGGCGGCTGATCTTCACTGATTCAAGCATGGTATACTCCTGTTTTGCTTGGTTTCGAGAGGTCTTCAACAAGCTTTGACCAAGCTTGACGCTTTGGGTCGGGGGGCTTGTGCCCACATTCGATGCGCGTCTTTGCCGTGTGGCAGGACGGGCAGAGAGATTGGAGATTGAGGGGATCGAACGCCTTATCAGGGCAGTCCCGCACCGGGCGGATATGGTCCACCTCAAGGCGACCGCGCGCGCCGCATTTGACGCAAGCGAAGCCATCCCGCTCAAGGATTTCCATGCGCAGCACCTTCCAGCGCTTGGTGCGCAGGATCGGCTTGGAATGTCTGTGGAAACGGCTGCTCATGCGAAAATCACCCTTGATTTGCGGCGGGTCCGGTTGTGCTGGCGGATGCCTTCGGCCACGGCGATCACGCTGGCCTGCACAGGGTCGATTCTGCCCGTGCTTCTGGCCTTGGTCAGTTTGAGGTTGTTCATGTCGTCGCGGGTCACGACCGCATCCGCGAAGGCCGAGCGCAGCAAGAGCGACGGGCTTGTCTTGACGTGGCCCTCAAAGCAGGCGCGGCGGAAGCGTTCGCAATCCTCATTGCTGTCCTTCCAGACAGTAGAGCGCCAGATCATTGGGGAGCGGATATAGGCCCGCTCAAGCGCCTCGCCGAGTTCCGCCTGCTTGTAGCGATCTGCGATAATGGCGGTGACGGTTTCGCCATCGACATGGGACATGACCTGAGTGAGCCACGGTGCTACGGGAACGGTCTGTTCCCCCAGTGTGGTCAACTCGCCGCGTTCCTGCATCTCGACATAGCGCATGTTCACGCCGTCTTTCTGGCCTCGATCCAAGAGCGTGGGCTGCGAAGGGAAGGTGCCCAGAACCTCAAGGCGTCCGGTCTCAGGCCAGTAATAGGCCGCTGCCGACATGCTGGCCGAGCCGCCGAGGTCCAAGCCGACAATCAGCTTTCCTTGGCGCGGCGGCAATTCCGTCTCTTCGCAATTCAGCCATTCGTCAGGGGTCAGAAGCAGGTCGCGGGTCTCGCCGCTGACGCGTTCGTTCCGGTTATACAATCTGAACGTGCTAAGGCTCGATCCACCGCGCGCGATCGAGGTCTTGGCGGTCTTTTCCAACCAGTCGATGCTTGAGCCGATGCCGTGAAGAGCGCCGGGATTGGCTTCAATCAGGCTTTCGATATCGTCAGCGGGCAGGCCGGGGGCGGGGCGGTGTTCTTGGATGTAGACACCGGGCTGGGGGTTATCGATCCACTGTGAGAACGGGTGCGCATCATCCGGGGCGGATGTGGAGATGATCAAGGCCCGCCCACCGCGCTTCCCAAGGCCCGACAGAAGCGCCGCCTCAAGGTCATTTCCCTTGTCCAGCGGCCAGTGGCCCCGCTCATCCATCAACACCAGCACAGGCGCGCCGCCGAGCGCGCTTTTGGCGTCCGCAGCGATCACGCGGGCGACATGCCCGCCGCCATCGCCCTCATACTCGATCTCAAGGCGCGGGTTTTTGCGGAACACAAGGTCGCGGCGGATATCAAGGGGGAGATATTCCGCGAAGGCCACCATGAAGTTGAAGGCGATGCGGCCTTGTTCGCGGGTCCGGGCTGCGATGACGATTTCCCGGCGGGGTTGGCCGTCCCAGACACCGAGAAGCGCGCAGAGCGCCACCGCTGCCGAGAATGCCGTCTTGGCGTTTCCGCGTCCGATGCTCAGGACTGCAATCTGGGTCTCAGGGTCCAGAGCGCCTTGCAGGAAGTCCACGAAGTAGGGCGGCACGGTCATCGGCTCGCCTGCTTTCGGGCCTTCGGGGATCTTCAAATTGCCTTCGATGAAGGTCTTGGCGGCGTCCCAAGCGGGCAGGCCGGATTCCACGTTGCGAGCGCGAACAGATAACTCTCCCTCCCGGTCCCCTAGGTCAAAGGAAACTTGGGCATTGGGACCATTTGCAGTGAAGCCAGTCATTTGCTCGTTCGTCTTTCTCTGCTCTTGTGCCGTAGCACTACGTTTCAATCGTTGTTCTTTGCTCTTCATCGCCCCTGCCAATCGGTTCAGACCCCGGTTGACGGTCAGAAAGCGGGTTATTAGTCGCCGGGGTTAGAAACCCAGCGTTCCCGCTACCTGACCGCCGCCATGTTGCTCTGCCAATTCGGACGAGCCCCAGCATTAGGCCAGACCTGCCTTTCCCTTGGCTCGGTCCGCTCTCCCATGTTCACCGCCTCAGGGTGGCAGTGGGGCCTTAGGGCGTGGAGAGACCGCGAAGTGCGGAATAGCTGCCCTTGTGCTTTGGCCCGTTTCCCGGTAGCACTGTGATGCGTCAGGCCCGGCTAACCCGTGAAAGCCACCTGCCGCATAGGCCCGCCGTTGCATCGGCGGGCTTTGTCTTTGTCACCTTTCGATCAACTCAAGTTCTTCATGCGGTGCGCTGCTCAGGTCGCGGACCATGCGGCGCATAATTGCTGCTTCTTTCGGGGACGGATGCCACGACGCGCGTTTGGCTTTGCGGGCGATGCTCTTGGCAAAGCCACGCTCCCACTCGTCCCCATCGACCATGGCGCGGCGTATGACGCGCGGCCATTGCAGGGTCATGATCTCGTCCAGTTCCAGATCGGTCATACCGCCACCCCGCGATACCGGGCGGCGATGCGCGCGGTGTGGGGGGACAGGCCATTGTGACCGCGCCGCAGGTCCCAGCCCGCGTCCTGCATCAGGGCCGCTTGGCTGATAATTGCTTGAGCAATGTCATCAGGGACAGCGGTGTGATCTGGGCCAAACCCGGCCTGATACTGCACTTTGATGTAGGGGTGGTGCTCCCGGCTTTGCGGTGGCAGGTTACCATCATCGACAAGGTTCAACGCTGGACGCGGACCACGCCAGAAAGTCACCTGACTGGGGGACAGCGGGTATTCCTCGCCGTGCAACGATACAATGGACACAGTTGCATTGGGGGCTTGGGCGAGGGGGCCAATCGGCAGGCGAATATCAATGCCGAGTGTGACCAAATCAATGACCGGCTTGCGGATCTTCATCGTAGCGCTGATGTTCTGTTCAATCAGCGCTATCTGGCCATGCTCTTCAAACTCAAGCGCCGCCGCGCGCACCTTGCGGTAAGCGTCGGCTTCCAGTTCGGGGTCTTCGCCCTGCATCAAGTGCATCCCTTCGAGGAAAGCGGTTGCGTCAACAGGCAGGGTGGCGGGGCGTGTCCGGGTGATCTGCATCAATCTTTCCCCTCAATAATCATGGTGATGTGTTCGCGGCGTTCGCTCAGGCGGGGCGGCTCTTTGATGCCGTAGACGCGGCCACGATGCTTGATGCGCCACGTGCGATTGACCTCACGGGCCTTGGCGCTGGCGCGGATGGTCAGGACGCCGGGCGCTATTCCCTGCAAACTGCCGCCGACAAGGGCCTCCTGACCGCCTTTGAAGTCGATATGGGCGAAGGCGCGAAACTGGTCTTCCCAGCGATACAGGCGGTTTCCTGCGCCATCGTCACCAGTCTCGACCTTGGCTTGAAAGGTCACTGCCTCTTGCATGGGGAAAGGACGCTTCATGCCGGAATCTCCACTTCGGAAATGTGTTTGCGGAAAGCCATCTGTCCGCGCGGCGGCAGGGCTTCATAAGCGGCCAGCGCGTATGCCCTGCGTTCTTTCAGAGACGCGAAAGACGCCCACCAGCGCGCATCATCCATCGGGCTGAGGAAGGTCGGCAGGGGATAGTCGGCAAACTTGAGAACGGACTCTGCGACCAGTTCGACCTGTTCAGGCGTGTCCAGCGAGCGAAGTGCAGCCCACGCCAGCGCCGCGCGCTCTTCGGGCGTCATGCGGGCCATCGCCACCAGCGAAAAGCCTTCCCATGCGTCATAGCCGCCAAGGGTCAACGTGTAGCCCATCATGCGCGACATGCGCTTGTGTTCGGGCTTCATGTGCTTGGACAGGAAAGAGGATTTGCGGGGCTTGGCGTGCCCCGCTTGCTTACCTAAGCTATTGACCTGTAAGGGCGCGGAAATGCCCGAAGTGTCCCGGTCGGTAGCATTGTTTTGTTTGCCAATTTTGTCAATTCGGGCAGTTCTGCCTGGGTCGCCAAGTCACAGCTTATTTCCTTTTTTATCAACAATTTGTAGGGTGTTTTTGTCCAGCCCTGCAAAAGCGTTGGACAAATCGTCCCCGTCAGTAAGAGCAAAAGCATCAGCTACAA